ATATAGTAGTATATTCACTTAACACGAAAGGAAATAAGTATTATGTCTGTACAGAGAGAAGCTGCTATTATTTCTGGTAAAGCTTTTTGGTCAAAACTTGACCGCAAGGATGGGTTTTCCGATAAGTATCAAATGGACATTGGCGATCTTTCTGAAGAAAGTAAAGAATTGCTGACTACCAATGGTGTTATATTCAAGAACAAGAATGACGACAGGGGTGAATTTGTAACTGCCCGAACTCGTTATGATGTTCCTGTTATGAACTCGGATAAAGAACCAATGGAAAGAAGTACACTCATTGGTAATGGTAGCTCAGTAAGAGTTAAGGTTGCCTTCAATAAAAACCATGCTTTCGTTGACAAGTATGGTACATCCTTGTACCTTAACAAAGTACAAGTAATCAATTTAGTAGAGTATGGTAACGACGACGACTTTTAAGTAGTCGTTTTATTTGGGCTTGTGATGAGCGGTGTTAATTTTGGAAATGCTCGTATGATCAAGGAGCATAGTAGGCGAGGGAGTGGGCGACTATGCACATATCTACTTTAATCTCAGACATCTATAATAGAATAGAGTCCAACCAAAAAGTCTCTAAGGAAAACTTAGAGGCTCTTTTGGAAGGGCTTTCTGAAGTGGTGGTTAAACAGTTAGAAGAAAAGAGGAATACACCTCATGAGAAAAATATACGCATGTCCTCTATCGGTAAACCTGACCGTAAAATATGGATGGAGATCAACGGTCCAGAAGTGGAAAGATCTTATTCACCATCTACTCTTATCAAGTTTCTCTATGGTTCTATCATCGAAGAATTGGTTATCTTCCTTGCGAAAGAAGCTGGTCATTCAGTACAGGAACTTCAAAAGCAATGCGAGATTGAAGGAATAAAAGGACACATCGATTGTAAGATTGATGATGATATCGTTGACATCAAATCTGCTAGTGACTTTGCCTTTCGGAAGTTCAAGACAGGTACACTAGAGAGTGATGATCCTTTTGGTTACATAGGACAGATCTCTGCTTATGTAGAAGCGGAAGGTAAAGACACGGGTTATATCCTAGCTTTAAATAAAGTTACAGGAGAGTTAGCTCTGCTAGAGCTTGATGATTTCTCATTGATAAATGCTACTAACCGCATCAAACATATTAAAGAACTTGTCAAGAGCGAAGAGATACCTGACCTCTGTTATAATCCACAGCCAGATGGTAAATCTGGAAACATGAGACTAGCAAGAGATTGTGTCTACTGTCCTTATAAGTGGACATGTTTTCCAGACATGAGGGTGTTTAAATATAGTGATGGTCTGAGATACTTCACAACAATAGAAAAGGAACCTAAAGTTCAAGACATAACAGATAGCATGAGAGAATAATATGAAATTTAAACGCTACATCGTGAGGCAACTAGGTCATCTAGTAGTTAAGATTGATAACTGGTGTTGGAATTTCCTATCAAAAAGGAAAAAGCCTCCAGCCCCAAAATACCTATCAGGAAAGGGAAGAAAGTAGGTGTCAGAATTTATACGACATGAATCTTGTCCAATATGTGGAAGTAAAAACAATGTAGGAGTCTATGCTGACGGAAATAAGAATTGCTTTACAGATGGATGTACATTTTATATACCACCTAATTCAAACTACGATAACGAGGAAGAACATATGGAAGTTTCTGTTACCACACGCCATATAAGTACAGGTACTATTAAAGCGATCCCTGATCGAAGAATTGAAGAAGATACCTGTAGACGATATGGAACTATGATTAATGGGACCAAACATTTTTATCCCTATTACAATAAAGAAGGGGAACATATAGCTAATAAAGTTAGGAACATAGCTAACAAGACCTTCTTTTCTGAAGGTGATATCAAAGGTGCTATGTTATTTGGACAAAAATCTTTTAAAGAAGGTGGAAAGTACATTACTATATGTGAGGGTGAGATAGATGCCATGTCTGCTTACCAACTCATGGGTAGCAAATGGCCTGTAGTTTCCATTCGTAATGGTGCAGCATCTGCTGCTAAAGATGTTACAGATAACTATGATTTCCTCACTACATTTGATAATGTAGTTATTTGTTTTGATAATGATGATGCTGGTCGTAAGGCATCTGCAAGAGTTGCAGAGATGTTATCACCAAAAGCTAAGGTGATGTCTCTACAGTACAAGGATGCTAATGAGTATCTTATTAACAACAAGAAGAATCAGTTCGTGCAGGATTGGTGGGCTGCTAAGACCTACACACCAGATGGTATCATCTCCGGTAATGATATGTGGGATACAATTATCGAGGGATCTACAGAAGCCGCTATTAACTATCCCTATCAGGGGTTGCAGGATCTAACCTATGGTATACGCATGGGAGAGCTTGTGACTGTCACAGCAGGATCTGGATTAGGTAAGTCTCAGTTCCTTCGAGAGCTTATCTACCATGTCTTTAAGAATACCAATGACAACATTGGCATGATGTTCATGGAAGAGTCGGTAAAGAGAAGTGGTCTAGCTTTCATGAGTCTTGAAGCTAATAAGTGTTTACATTTACCCTCAGAGTTTAGTTCTGTAGATAATAAGGATCTAAAGAAATACTTTGATAACACTTTAGGTACTGGTAGGTTATTCTTCTATGATCACTTTGGTTCTAATGCTATTGATTCTATATTGAATCGTATCAGGTACTTTGCTAAAGCTCTTGACTGTAAGTATGTAGTGCTGGATCATATCAGTATTATTGTATCGGATCAGAATATAGCTGATGAAAGACGCGCTCTCGATGAGATCATGACTAAGATGCGTACTGTTGTTCAGGAGCTTGACATCGCCTTGCTTATTGTATCTCACCTACGCAGACCTATGTCTACGGGCCATGAAGAGGGTGCTGTAACATCCTTATCTCAACTTAGAGGCTCTGCCAGTATAGGACAGCTATCTGATATCGTCATTGGTCTGGAGAGAAATGGTCAACATGAGGATGAGGTAGAGAGACATACAACAACGGTGAGGGTTATCAAAAATAGATTTTCTGGTTTGACAGGACCAGCTTGTAAAGTATACTATGGTCGAGATTCAGGAAGACTTACTGAAGTTCATGAAGAGTTTGAAGAACTTGAATAATGCATTGGACCTATAAAAGAAAAGTCTTTAAACCTGATCTTAACTGCTTTGGTTTTGTATATAAGATTACAAATAAGAAAACAAAGAAGGCTTATATAGGATATAAACAATACTTCCTAACGGTAAACAAAAAGCAAAAGCCCTCTAACTGGGAGATATATACTGGTTCTTCTGTTCATCTTAATGATGATATAAAGAAACATGGTAAGAAGAATTTCAAATTTCAAATTATAGGGGAGTATGAAAACAAAAGAAGTTTAAAATACTATGAATGTTTCTATCAAATGAAGTACAAAGTTCTCACAGCTATCTTAGAAGGGACAGATGAACCCGCCTACTATAACAATTATGTTGGTGGTAAATTTTACAGACCTATCAGAGTAGAGAAACCATAATGCCTATTGTCTTACAACTCAGAGTTCATAAAAAAGATATTGAAATGAATCCTGATGTATGTTATATTAAAACAATACATGAAAAAGAAACTATCTCAGAAAAAAATATACTTACAATACGTATAAAAAAATCTCTAGTTACTCATTGGTCTGATTCTGATTTTGATACAAACTCAGAAAAGATAACAGAAGATATGGATAAGATATCTTCTGTACTAAGAGTATACGGTATAGTTGTGTTACCTTTGGAAGAGATGGCTAACAATCTTTCAGAGGTAGAAGAGCGTTGTCCTAAGACAAAAGATTTTATTGAAAAACAAATCGGAAGGTTAATGAAGTATGGCGAACAAACAAAAAGCTCTACATGAACTACTCGGAATCCCTGATGAAATAGATTTGAATAAGGAAAAGCTTATTATTTACCTTGAAGAAGGCGCTACAAATAAAGAGTTCACAGTAAGACTTTTTGATATCTCAACAGGAAATGAGCCTACTCTTATAAAAGAGATAGGTTATGGTATACTTTCTTATCTTCATGATGAGGATGTGATTGATGGATTAAAAGAAGCAGGAAAGTATTCTTTCAATGTTCAGAAACAAAATATCAGCTACTCAGATAATGTAATTGACTTTAAAAAAGTACATTAATTGTCCAACCTTCTAGGAGTATTATATAAAATGTCTAACAAGGACAATATTGACAAACCTCCTCATTACAATAAAGGAAACTTAGAAACTATAGAGCTAATCAAGAACTCTATGTCATCTTCAGAATTTGAGGGATACCTGCAAGGAAACATTATCAAGTACATATCACGCTATAAGTATAAAGG